GGTTCATTATGCCTGTTAAGTAACTAACCGATAACGCAGTATCTTTTATACCCGAGGCCTTAGCCAATATAATTGCTTGTTTTGTCAAAAGAGCCATCGAATCTGCACTTGCTAATAACTCTGGTCTTTGACTACCAACTAATTCGAATGTTTTTAGAATTTCACTTCCAGCCACGCCAAACTCCGAAGAAAACTCGAGTGCTTTTTGCTTTACGTTTTGTAAATCATTTCCAGTCAATCCTGTAATTGCAGCCAAACTTTTAAATGCAGTTTCGAAGTCTTTTACGTTTTGTAACTGTTTTTTTAATTCGTCACCGACTAATTGAATACCCTGCTCGATTGCACCCGCAACTGTAATTGCCCCGACTAATTCTTTAAATGATAAGCCAGTCTGCTCATTGGTACGTAATAAGTTCTCAGTTTCACGTTCTACAATATTAATTTCGTTTTCTAATCTATTATAAACATTTACGGTATTTTGTATTTCAATTTGTAAATCTTGCCATTCTTGAGAATTCTCTCTGTTTGTATTTCGTAATAATTCTTGTTTTACGATTAATGTTTTTAATAAATCTTCAGTCTCCTTGAGTGCAACATTATAATTACCAATATTAATTTTTCTTTGTTCCAAAAAGTTCGAATTTTCTTGTATTAATTCATTGTTTCTATCCATCACTTTATTCAAAGATTCAATTTGTGCTGCACCCTCTTCGGTAGTTGTGTTTATGTTATTTCTTATTTTTCTTAATTCTGCGTTTTGTATTTGTGCATCTTTTATAGTTTTAACTTCTCTGTTTAAAACATCATCTAAATTTTCAACCGATTTTTTGTTTTCGGTTTGTTGTTTACTTAAATTTTTATATTCAATATTTAAATCAGAAATAACTTTTTTGTTTGCCTCAATTTGAATAGCGTTTGCGGCATAATTTTTTGATAATATTTTATTTGCCTCAATTAATTCTTGTCTTCGTGTGCGATTATCTACTAAAGTCTTCGATTCTTCTTTGTACAAATTTGTAGATTTTGCCATCGCATCACGTTCGTTTTCACGTGATTTGTTTAAATCTAAAATAGTTTTTTCTAATAAATTGATAATCTTTTTAGTTTTTTCAAGTTCATCGGACATCTTTTTTTGTTCTTCCACAAACTTAGAAAAATCAGCGTTCGAACTTTTGCCAGCAATATTTTTATATGCCTCTTGAGTATCGAGAGCATTTTGTCTAATCTTAGCACTTTGCACAACTGCCTCATTTAAACTTTGATTAACAATAAATTCAATTTCAACTTTATTTTCGGACATTGTTTTTTTGTATTTGTTGATTTTTAAAATCAATATAATCTCTTAGTTTAGTAATATTCCATTTCGCAACATCTAATTTGCCCAACTCTTCTATTTCTAAAATAGTTCTTATATTATTTTTTTTCAATAAATTAAAATAATCAAAATATGTAAGATTATCATAATCAGAATAATCTTTGTTATTTAATTTTTTTAATTCGTTTTGGATTTGAACTTTATAATTTTCAGCTAATTCAAAATTGTTTTCTAAAAAGCAAATATTTTTTTTATTAAATAAATCAATTATTTTTAATCTTATTTTTGATTTCCCATCATCGTCGACGTCCTTTCGTAAAGTCCTCTCATGGTCGGCGATGCGTTGATAAAATTTTCTACGCATTCTTTTATGTAAGAATATTTTATGCCTGCTTTGTTTAAGTCTTCTATTTTTTGGTTCATAAAATCGTCATCTGCGGTATACTCGTCTTCGTCTTCTGCAAATGATATTAGTTTAAAACATTCGATGTGCCTATCATACGTACGTTCGGAAATCAAAAGTCCCTGTCTATAATTTTCTAAAATCAATTCTTTGTCGGAATCTATTGCATACTTTCTGGTTTCCATCATTTGCATAAAGTCATTATAGGACCCATTAAAAAAGAATAGCCCGCGGACTTGCATAACCTTTGTGTGTCTTGTCAAACATAAATCTTCTTCGGGATTCGTTGCAATTTTTATATTAAATTCTTTGTTTTTAATCATGGAAATAATTTGTATTTAAAAAAATTACTAATTGTGGAATTAATATTTCGTTTGTTAAAATTTTGCTATTTTCTTCGGATAGTCCATATATTTTTTTGCCGAAGTTCTTTTCCATATCTATTTCTTTTCCTTGTATATCTAACTTTTTAGCATTTATTGAAAAACTATTATCTTTTATTTTTAAATTAAATGAACTAAAAAACTGTCCCGTATCTTTTAAATGATAAGGGTCACCGTGTATCTTTTTTTTGCTAAAACCTTTAAAACTAAATGACTTCCCTTTATGATATTCTTCGGTAGCTTTAGCATACCAGCTATCTTCTAAAGGAGATTTTATTTTTGTTATTTTTTTTCCATCAGACTGTATACTATCAAAAAACATTTGAATTTTGTTTAAATCAGTAATATACTCTTGCTCTTTTTCAACAATTTGCATAATTTTTTCTTCGCAAACGGTTTGCAAATTTTTTAACTTTAAAATAAAATCATCTATTTTCATTTATTGAAAATTATTATATAAATTTATTGTGTTGATTACAATATTTTCAATCATCTGAACGCATATTTTTTCGTATGCCAACCTGCGTTCACCGTTCACTAAGTGCGAAATTGATTTTAGATTAATAATAAAATTATCTAATTCAATTAAAATAACTTCTTTTTCTAATTTTTCTAAAAATATAATAATTCGTCCTTCTTTATATTCGTAAACCGCTGAATTACTTTTTCCAAAATCAGCTTGCGAAACTAATTTGCAGATATCAATATTTCTTTTTAAACTTTTAAATTCTTCATAAATTAATCTTTTTTCGTCTGCAAAATTTACGTGAAAATTTTTGTATAAAATTGTTTTAAAATATTCTTTGCCAACCTTTATGCCGTGTGTTAATAAATGAAATATCTCGTCATTCTTAATTTTTTTTAATTGGTAGATATCTTGGACTTTTCTGTCTATTGAAGATTTAATTTTGTCAATAGTTTGCGGATTTTTCAAAATTTCTTTTATATTAATCTGCTCACTACGCATGGCGTCAACTGTTTGAAATAAAACATAAAACATTCCAAACAAAACAACAATTAATAAAAAGGTAATCAAAGGAAGGTACATATTTATTTTATTTATATCTATATTTAAAAATATAAATATAATTGCAAATATCACGGCAATTATTGCTATATAATGATATTTTTTTATAATTTTTTGCATAATTTTTTTATTTCATATTTTATTAAACAATAAAAAGCAACTATTAAAAAAAGTAATATTCTTAAAATATTTTTCATTTTTTCCATTTATCTATTGGACATTTAGTAACATAATTATTTGATAACATGGCTATAACGCTGCCTTTGCATAAACTACAATCTGCAATTATGCAAAGTTTGTATTTTTTACTAAAATGTTCACAATCTTTGCAAATTAGCATTGCAGACGATGCATCGAAGTTACTAATTTCAATTTCTTTTTTTTCTACAATTTCAACCGCTTTTTTTTGCGGTAATAAAATTAACCTTTTTTGTCCACAACCTTTGCACGCCATTTTTTAGATACTCCATTTTTGTTTTTTAAATACATTTTCGTTTAAATTTGAAAATTTATAAATCAAAATTTCCATTATACCTTTTGTAACAATACTTTGTGCTTTTTCATTATAAAGCACAAAGCCATTTACTTTATTTTCGTACTCGGTTTTTAATTCTTTCCAACTATCAATATTTTGTTTTATAATATCATTGAAATTTAAAGTATTTATGCAATCATTTAAAATTTTTATTGCAAAAAAATACATAAAAATTTCAGCAAACATATTTTTATACAAAACTATCAAATTGGTATAATCAACCTCAATATTCATACGAAAATTAAAAGCTGGCAATGAATTACTACAATAATTTGTAAGATTATATTTTGGTAATTCGTAATCGGTTCCATTCCATTTGTGGTTTTCTTTTGTAATTCGAACAGGCATAACAAACACATCTTTTAAAATCTTATCATGGATGTGATATTTTTCGTATTCAAATATTTCATTTGTAGGATTTAATTGTACTGTTTGCGGATTTGTACTATTATGCTCGTAAAAACCTAATAAATAACGCTTTTGCGAAGAGCCAGAGTCTGTGGAATTGATAATAAAATCATCTAAAATTTCAATCAATAAATCAAAATCAGTTAAATAATCAATATCAATAGTTTTTATTGCCGTTTTTTTGGTTAAATCGTACAAATACAATCTAAAATTATCAATCTCATTTAATTGAAATTGAATATTTTCGATGGCACATTGCAAATTATTTCCACGTTTTAACTGAATTAAAAAACCAACAAAATCGCCCTTTTGCTCATTAATTTCGTAATTTTCGTAACAAACAGTATCCTCATTTGCTAAAATTTCAGATATATCTAACCGTTGATGGCATTCTTTTATAAAGGTATTAATCAAACTATTAACTACACTTTTATATGTACGTTCCAAATAATTTGTAACCGTTTCAATCTTTGTCAAATCAGTTTTTAACGGTATGCAACTCTCGACAATTTCCAAACTTACATTTAAATTTTGATTTACAAATAGTCCAGACGATGAGGTAATTAAGTTAGTATCTTGCAACTCGCTTAAATTAGTCCACGATGTCGGAGTTGTTGCAATTGCAACAAAAATAACTGCTGTTGCATTCGAAGATGCCCCGCAATTAGTAAAAATATCACCCGCGTTGAATTTTGTAATCAAATAAGTATTACCAACAATTAGCTTGCCCGCAGTCTGTCTTCCTAAAGTTATATTATTTTGCTCTACAAAACCAACTAAATTTTTGAAACTACTATAAATTAAATCTAAATTTTTCATTTTTCATTTTTTTAAAATTTCAGTTAGTTACATTTAGTAACCAACTGAAATAATTATTTTAAGGTTTCACAACCAATTCGAAAATAATTTTGCCCGAATAATCGTACGGATTTCCACCCATATCAACCGTTTTAAAACTATATTTTCCTGTTTCAAGTTTTTTGTTGATAACAACTTGGCAATCATTACCCGAACTTAAATAATCAATTCTTACAAATGATTTAGCTAAATCAACATTCGAAGAAAAAGCAATTTCATACATTGCAATATCTGGTCTTGTTGCTGTAAAAGTAATGCCTGTGTTATTTTCTAATATAGTTTGAATAGGTTGAGGGTCTTCGTATAAAACTGCGTCACCCCAATCAGTTGGAGTAGCTCCCGATGCGGTAAATATAGTACCAACAGTATTAGCCAAAGCACCAACATTTGCAAAGTCTCCTGTTGTATTTTCTTTTATGAAATAACTTTTGCCAATTGTTAATGAGCCGCTTGTTTTTAAAGTAATCGTTTGAGTTAATAAAATTTGAGCCGTTGCAGCCACAGTCTGCCAGTTTAATACAACATCACCCGCAATGTTTTTTAAAGTTCGGCTGTCTAAATCTATTGCCGTTCTATTTGTCAAATCTTTTAACAAAGGTTCTAAAATAGCCCTATAATAACCATCTGCTTCTGCCTTTGACAAACCACCTCCTGTGCCGTATTCGGAAATAAAATCCGCAATAGTTATTAACTTCGCATTGTGGTCTCCTGGCTTATATAATTCGTTTGTTTTGTCTAAAACTATTGGAATATAATCAGTTGTATTTGTTGCAGTTCCAACTAATTTTTTAAACCAATCTATAATAATTTTTTTTGCCATTTTTTTAAACTTTTAAAAAGACACTTATTGCTAAGTGCCTTTTGATTAATAAATTTTACGAATACGCTATTACCAACAAGTCATTTAACGTTGGTGTAACTGCGGTTACTTCGATGCTTCCTCCGAAGCCGCTTGTATTAGTTGCGGTAACAGTACCAACTAAAGCAGGGTCTGCTAATTCAACCGTTGCAACCGACAATGTGCGTGCCGCGTCCGAGTATATAGTTGCTGTTTGGATGTCGGGAGTAATTTTGCCGTATAAATTCGGGTATAAAATCTTATTCCAACCTGTTAAGTTTAAAAAACTTTGTGGTTTGAAACTTGGAGCCGCATCACCTGTTAAGGTAATTGTTCCTTCAGTTACTAAGTTTTCTAAAGCTAACAATCCTTCGTCTATTTCTCCGATAGATAAGTAATGGTCTGGGTCGTCATAAAAGCTCCAAATTTTATCTATAAATGCAGGTTCGTTGTAAACTGGTTGTTGCGGTGGTAGTAATTGACAATTTGATAATACACCATGTTTCCCGCCGAAAATAATTCGTCCTTCTCTGCTAAATATGTGAATATATGCTGCTTTAAAAGATGCGTTATTTTTCTTAATTGCCAATAAACTTTTATTATTGATAACTTTAATTTGACTTGTAACTGTTTGCATTACATTAAATTGCTCTGGCATTCCAGTATAAGTATCATTACCAGTTTTTTCTGTAAAAGTCGGTGCAGGAACAGTTCCTCCAGTAAAATTATATATAATACTATAACCTGCTAATATAGATGCAGCAATTTCAGCTGATGTTGGCACATCTCCAACTGGGTCTAACCGATTTGTTGATTTTGTTATAATGACACCAAAAGGATTTAATAAAATATTTTGGTGGCATTCAGCCCAGTTTTGTAAAGCCGATGCAAATTTGTCTGCACATTGATCTATTGATAAGTTTTTATTTATAAAAGCCATATTTTTTTTTTGATTTTAAAAAGTTAAAAAATAGTACCGTTACTTTTTATGTAACAGTACTTAATAAATTACTATAAACTTTGTAAGAATGCAGCAGCATTTGTGTAAGTATCTACAACTAATTTGTCTTGGTCGCAATCAGCCATGTAAGATAAACCTCTCGCATCTCTTTTTATGCTAATTCTATTATTTTCCCAGTCTGTTCCATTGTAATTAGTCATGTCTTCGGTAATTTGTTTTTTGTAAATAAAATTGAAATAAGCCAAATTACCACAAACAAATGTGTTTTTTGTTAAAAGGTCGTGAACTTCCACAGGTACTCCAGAGATAGTTAAAGTGTTATCAGTTATTTTTACGTAAGCATATTGAACGGTATTAAGGTTTAAGTCCATTGTATTTTTCATTTCTTGAAAATCACCAGCGTTCACTAAAACAACGTTCGGTCTTACTTTTCCTTGAGAATATACTTGAGTAATTGCATTGTCAATAACTTGAATTTTAGTTGGTGCATCGATTGTATTTTCTAAACTTGGCATATTTAAAACCGTTCCATAATTCAAAATACCATGTAATGTTATTGCAGAATCTGCTCCAGATAATAATTCTCTTTCTAAAAATCTTAACATATCTTCTGCCATGTTTTGTCGAGCATCATTATACGCTTCGTTTGCGTCAGTCATGAGTTCTTCGGTTAAAACACTTTTGGCTTGCCATTTTACAACATTTTTTTTATTAGTTATGTAAGTAGAAGAGTTGGTGTTCGGATTAGTTGCATTTTCTAATACGTAATCACAATTGTTAGTAATCGTTGATTGCTCTCTCCAGCTATATTGATTCCATTCACCGTTTATGTTTTTACTAACTACAGTGATATACTTTAATATAACTAAATTTATTTTTGATAGTTTTTTAATTCCACTTTCTAAATAAGGCGTTAAATAATCAGTTGCTAACGTCGGGGTACCTGTCGTCATTACTATTGCGGCTTTAAAAATCTCGTCTGCATTTATGTTATATGCTACTCGCTTTTGGTTAAATTTAACTTCGCCATCTGCGATTGGTTTTAAAAATACTTTTAATTCATTACTAAACTTAACTAAATTTTCGTCTTTACGTGAAGTTTTAGAATTAAGTCCTTGCAAATTTTTCGTAATACCTTCTACTGCGGCTTCCAAAATATCATTCTTTGCTTTCCAAACTGCAATTTCGTCTGCAACTTCTTTGCGTGCCAATTTAGCGGCTTGCAATATAGTATGCTCTTCTTTTATTTCGGAATACTTTTTTAACTCTTCTTCTGTCAAAGTTTCAAGTTCGGACGAAGATAGATGTTTAAATGTATCCTTGCTAAACCCGACAGGTAATGCAAATGCTAAGCTAACTACTCCACCAATCAAACCTTCTACTACTCCACTTGCAAAAAATAAAATTGCAATAAAACCAATTAACAATGCGGCTATTTTGCCGAGTCTTCCTATAAAATCTTTTCTTTTTTGGTACATAAAATAAATTATAAATATAAGTTAAAATTTCGTTTTTTTTCAGTAACTTTTTCGGCTGTTACAATTTCCTTTTCTATTTTTTGCGGCTCTTCCGATTTTTCAATTTCAAGTGCTATTTGCGGCTTGATTTTTTCAATTTCATTTTTGAGTGCTAATATTTCGTTTTTATTTTCTAATATTTCGTTTTTAATAATTTCAAGTTCAGTTTGTTGTAATTCTTTATTTTGACTGTTGTTATCAATAACACCTGTTACTGGACATGAACCTCTCTCTACACAGCTAATTTCAAACAACTTACATTCTAAAACTTGCCAAAACATTCCCTCGTCTTCGGCTTCTTGTTGATTTATTAAACTCGGAAAGTAAGTTGTCCAATTTGCGAAAGCATCTTTATAATCTGGGTCATTAATACAAGTAACTAACTTTACGTATTGCATTCCAACTGAAAATTGTTTTATTTCTCCACTTATAAAACCTTTCCAAATATAATCAGGAACTCGGCTCTTATCTATTGCAATATCAGCAAGTAAACAAGTAGTAACGCCATCTTTATTAACATTTAAATCTCGCCAAAAAATTTCTTTAACGTATGGATTGCAGTTAATCATTAAATTATTTTCAATTCCCGAACGATGTTGGTTTTTAAATGGAATATCTCGTTTGCTTTTTTTAGAATCACTCAAAGTTTTATTCCAACAATTATGGTCTTGATTATCACCATGACTGTCCATAACATTTGACGTATTACCAACTATTGTAGCATAAAGTATGCTGTCAGTATTTTTTGGTAAAATGCCGTTAAAATATGCCTTCTGAGATACACCTTCTTTATTTTCGTTAATTTCAAATGGAACTTCCAAAGAAAAAACAAAGTTTTTTAAATGCGATTTTTTTTCATTTAAAATTTGTTGTTCGTTATCAATTATGTATTGATAAAATTCTTTTTTAGTCTTTATAAATTGTGGTTTTAATATTTTCATTTTTTTGTTTTATTTTTTCGTTATAATAAATATCTTTTAATTCTTTTTCGCTTTTAACGTTAATATTCCTTTCTAAAAACTGTTTTAAATTTTCATTTTTAAAGACTTTGAGGCAATATATTTGTTCCATTTGATTGTATTTTATTAGTTAATAAATTTTTAGCTGTTTCAATATCATATCCCTGTTCAATTAATAAAGTTAGTCCGTTATCAAAAGTCATTATGCCGTTATAAATTGAATTGTTAATATTTAAAATATTTGTACTTTGAATATTATTTAATTCAAATTTCGTTTTTAAATCGCTTTGCAAGCATTCGATGTGTGAATAATCTATACAAATAAAATCTTTTTTTGTAGATATTTTTTTGCCCGATGCGTTGGTATATAAAAACATATCATTTAAGAATGTTATAAATTTATTCCAAAATGGAATTATACTATCCGTATAGTGTTCTTTTGTAAAATCTTGTTTATCTGAATATTTACTATCAGTGAAATTTAAAGAAGTAACAGGGAAATTTAATGAACTACATACTCTTTTAACACATTCGGTTGTATTTTCTTTTAAATTAAATTTAGAAATATCAATCATTAAACTTTGATAATCTAATGAACGTTTTGAAACTAAAAATGTATAACCCTCTTTACCACTTAATAAATTAAATTTAGAAAACTTTTTATTAATCTCTTCTTCTTCGTCATCGGTTAAACCTTTCGCACTACCTATAAAGTCATTATTATCTAATTTGTCTTGCTTCGGTGTAATCATGCCCGCGAAAGGTTTTTTCTGAACATTTAACATAACCGAGAGAGCAGTCCAAATTACATTTAACGGCTTTTCTAAAGCCGTTAAACTAAATAATTCTTCGTTTGGTAATAATCTATATTGTTTTGAATAAATGGAGTAATCACCTTCATTTAGTCGGTATATAGTTCCATTCTCGGTATATTCAATATAATCAATGACAGATACGTCATAAATAGAATATGTTTGCTTGTAAACAATGTTACAATATAGATAATTAAGTATAATTGCTTTTGAAGTAGGAGTAAAAATATTACCTAATTTGTTTTTTTTCAATATTATTACTTTGTCAAATAATAAATATTGTTCATAAAAACATTTTAAAAAATCTTCGTATTTTTGCTTGTTTTTTTCTTCTGAACTTGTTTGTAAATCTGGATTTTCCGACAAAATGAATGGATATAAAGTTTCGGAATTTATTTTATTGCCTTTAGAGTCTTCGCAATATAAATAGCCGCGTGAAAATGCGTCACACTTTTTTTGAATGATAGATTGGAGAATGTCATTATTTAAATACATTTCAAAAATACCTTCTTTTGTGTACATTGGTATTTCGGGGTTGGTGTAACCAGGAATGCCGAGAACTTCAACACCATCTTGGTATTGAAGTCTTCGGTTACCCCTTCTAAAGTATGAAAAAATATTGTTTAATATTGACATTTTTACAGCTTTTGTGATGCCTTTCCGTAGGGCATCGTTGCTAAAAAAACTTTTTACAATTATAATTTATGCTAAAAAATCTACGTAAATTAGTTAGCAAATCGGCTTTCTATAAAGCCGCAAAACTTATTTTTGCAAATATAATTATAATAATTGATATTGCAAATTATTTTTCAAATTATTATTGAATATTTTAAATTTATCTAATATTTCACTAATAAAATCAAACTGATTAAAACACAAGTCTATTTCAATAAAAGAATCGTTGCAAGAATTATAGTTAAAATCTTTGTGAGTATAGTTTAACTCATTATAGTCAATACTGCGTGTTATTTCAGGTGCAATCATTTGTATTTTAGCATTTTGTAGATAATTGCCAAAGTATTTTCTACATTCTTTTACTAACTCAACTGCTTCAGTATAATTTTTTATATTTAATTTATAAAAAGTGTCTGATTTTATATTTATAAAAATCTTTTCTCTTGGCAATATCTCTGGAGTATAACCAAAACAACTATTCTTTTTAGTCCAATCATTTGTATTTATTTTTATTTCCATTTTTCAATTATTTTCAAAAAATTATTAATATATTGTAAACATTCTAATAAATCAAATAAATCGTTTTTTTGAAGTTCAATATCAAAACCCGATATTTTGTAATGATTTTCGTAACAACACAACAACCAACCATTTCTAATTTTTAAATTATTTTGCAATAAATTATTATCATTTAAAGCACGAAACCTTTTTAATAAATTAATAAGGTCAAAAATTTCATTTGTGTTTGTATTAAAATCAATAAACACTAAATAAATATCATTGTAATACAAATAACTATTAACTCGTTCGTCACTATTTTTTAAATAAAACTTAAATCTAATGTTATTATTTACAATTTCTTTTTTTAAAAAACTCTTTACCTCTATACTTTTTGAGGGTTCGTATTTTGGCAATTCTACGTCTGGATATTCTATTGTTTGTATCATGTTTTTTTAATTCGTAAATAAGTACGGTCATCGTCACCCGATTCCATTTCTTTGTCAATTTTTTCAAATCCAATTTCTAATAATTGCAAACCGTTTTTTAAAATTTTCATAATTCTAATCTATTAAATACTTTGCACTTATAGTTTTTATATACCTAATTTGTGTTTCTTCGTTCATAATCTATTATTTTATTTGTGAAACTTATACAGACTTTGCCATTTTTTATGCCTTTTGTTTGGTTTAGTTGGTTTTTTATAATCATTTAAATCAATATCAGTTATAATATTATCAGTGTGTTTTTTAGCTAATTTTATCAATTCATTTAAATCAATTTCTTTTTTGTGCCGCAAAATCAATACTACTTTTGGATTTTCTATCAAACGAGTTGCTATTTTATGAGATAATCCACTGTCCCCATCCGCACCATGACCAGTTATTATTAACATTCTATCTTTGCAAATATATGAAAATTCCTCAGCAATCATTCCTAACTCTGTTATTAAACCTTGTTGTTTTAATCTTTCGTATTTTATTCTGTTTCCAAAACATTCAAATATATAATTAGTACTTAATTCTAAACTATTCTCTACTTCTGTTTTTAATTGATTATAAAATAATTCAATTTCACTACGATTTATATAATTAGATAATTCTATTATCAACGATTGCAATTTATTATTATCCTTAAATAATTCAAGATTACTAAAATAAGTAGGTATATTTAACAATGTTTCGCAGTTTATTCCAAAATCTATATCCATTTGATTATTTTTTAAATTAATCATTTCACAAATGTAAATATAATTTTTTACTTATCAAAATATTTTTAGTTAAATATTATTTTTTATTATACCAAAATTATTAAATGAAAATTTTGATATAGCAGCACAAACGTCTGCCGCATCGTCATGTTTTGCACTTTTGCAATAGTTTGTTAAGTTTTCCATAAAATCATAATATTCAACGTTTTTATTAGTTATATCTTTGCGAAAATAAATATTACCTAAAATAAAGTCTTTCCAATTCGTAATTCTAACTTCTTTGTTTAAACTCTCCTTCGGGAAGAATAATTGATATTTCAAAGTTTTTATGTATTTTTCTAAATCACTTTTTACTTTTACTTGCGGTAAAAAGAATTGTAATAATTGTCCTTGCAAATAAACACTGCCTGTGTTATTTTCAATTATATTTTTAAATGAATTGTATTTTGTTATTTTTTCGTATAATTCATATAAACAATTATCTTGTTTATTTCTAAATATAACATCGAAAACATATAATTTATTTTCAATAAGTTTCACAAAAGCAGTACTAAAATAATCATCACCAGCTGCGTTTGGGTCCGTAAATGATAAAACCATCTCCACGTTTTTATTTTCAATATCTTTTAATTCAAAATATTTTAGTTTTGATTTTTCAAAAAATAAATCGCCAGATGCGACAGGGACTTGCAAATATTGTGTTTCAAAAGTTGCAGAAGTCAAAGGATTGTCTTTTATTTCATTGCATTGCTCTTCGCCAAATCGAGATTCCCACAAATAATCTTTTATTACAATATCTTCGCCTTTTTCATTTGTGGAATGTCGCAAAGTGTAGATTGGCAAAACAATGGAACTTTTTTTTACTTTTTTTTCGTAAAATTTTAGCAAGGTTGCAGTTATATCTTGAAGTCCTGCTCTTTGTTGAATATTTATAATAGGCGTGTCTGGACTGTTTTTTCTACTTAAAACAGTATTTAAAACAGTATCTATTACGGTTTGATTTCTTTTATTCTGGCTTGTAGTATCTGCTATTTTATTTATATCATCTAAAATAATTGAGCCGTTAAAACCAGCTATATATTCAATTAAATCCGTCAAGTCGGGCTTTACTATACCTGCCCCGAAACCTGTAATACTGCCCCCGATTGTTGCTGCTTTAAATGTACCATTTTGTGTAGTTACCCACAAGTCTTTTGCGGTACTATCTTTGCGGATTTCCACACCGTACATTCTTTTAAACAAAGGATGCTTTACAATGTTTTGGATTTTTCTTGAAGTGTCTGTTTTTAAATCACCAGCGTAAGTAATGTATAGATTATTTGCTTGCGGATTTTTGGCAATACTCCACGATACGAAATTAACGCCAGCTAACTCGGTCTTGCCAAGACGAGGGGGGATATTAATATTTAAAAATTCAATTTCGTAGGCGGCTGCTTTTGTCAATTCATTACATATCAACTCCTGATGCCAATTCAAATTAAATTCTCTACGGTAAACAATATAAAACCAAAATTGAACGAACATATATAAACTATTCAAAGTTATATACTTAAAAACTGCTATTTGCTCAGCATTTAAATTTTCGTAATCTATTAACTTTACTTTGCCATCGGTTTCGTCAGTGAACGTGGCTTTATGCAAAGCTAAGTATTTTGGTTTTTTATATTCCATTTATTTGATTAAATTAGCATACTGCGACATTTGTTTGTCAGACAAAACTACATTTGTTGGTTGCAATGAGCCATCTGGATTGTTTAAATCAATTTGTTTCGGAAGTAATAATTTGCAATATTCTAAATGCAATTTTAAAAATTGCAAAATATCTGTTTCCCTTAATTTATTTAAAGAGTCGAGTATAATATCTACGGTTTGCGAAGATTCAATAATTTGCAATTTTTCTTTTATTTCAACGGTTATTTTATTTTGTACACCCTTTTGTCTACCGCCATATTTTTGTCGCTTTGGCTTTGATTCTTTGTTTTTTACAATAGTTTTTTTTCTTATTCTTTTTGTCTTTTCTTTTGTCATTTTTTCTAAATTAAACTATTATAGTTTTTAGTATATATATTAAAATACAATATTCAAATAATACTTTACTTAAATTTTGCTTTTTTGTTGTTATTTTCACTACTTTTTAAACTGTTGTATTAAGTTGGTTTGTTGTTTGTTATAACGTTAATAACAACTTACTTTTTTGTATAAATTCGTTATTTTCTTTGTTTATGCAATCTTCTTCTAAAATTAAAAACATTTTGTCTTCTGAATTTACTTTGCCATCGTGAAACGTACAAAAATAAATTGGTTCGTTTGTATCTTTTTTAATAAACATTTCTAATAATTTTAATCTATTCGTTATTTTTGAATTTACTTGTTTTGAATACATTGGTTCGCCATAAATTTCTAAAATAGTCTTTCTTTGTGTACCCATGTTTTTCTTTTTTTATTTCGCTTATATATTCCATGATTTGATTTATTTAATAACATTGAAACCATTTAATTTAATTTAATTCAATTTGATTTTCAATTGCATTAATAACGTCCTGCTCTGTTATTTCTATTTGATTATTGCAATTTAATACAAATTTCGTTTTTTCGTTATTTTTGTCAATTAAAATAACATCTTTGTTGTTATCTAAATTTGTTGCAATTTCAATATTCATAATTTACATTTTTATAGATATTTCAATTTACTTTTTTTTAATTCTTTTATTTCTTTTTTTAGCACTTTTATTATTCTTTTTTTGCTAATTTTACCAAACGTAAAATAACTCGACATTCCTTTTTTCAATTTGCCTTTCCATTTGCCGTTGGTAGTTTCACCACAAATATTTATTTCAAAACTTTTTTCTTTCGCCATTTTTATTCTAAATTAATATTAAAAAACTCGCTCGCAAAAATTTGAATTTTATTTAAATACTCGCAAAATTCAAACTTGCTTAATTTTGTAGTACTTTTTAAGATTTTATAATTACTATCAAAAAACATTTTGTCAAAAGATAAAAATTTGTATTTAAAAATATCATGTAACTCTTCTTTTGAATGCCCAGTGTGTTGTTCCAAAATTGATAACCACACCCAATATTTAGCGTTTTGGTCCGAATTTCTTATTTTAGCAAATATACTAATTATTTCCGAAGTTGAAATAAATAAAGTAATTTCTTTGTTTAAATAACGTTTTAAAATGCTTTCTATTGCTAAGATTTTCGAGGTTGCCATTCGTATCTATAATATTTTTCGTAATTAAATTTTGTTTCGCTGTTGTAATAATCAAAAAAAGCACCTTTTGGAATATTATTGTCAATATCAAACATCAAGTCTTCTAAATTTATTGTAATTTCGCAAATATACTGAATTTCGATTTCATTTTTTTTTTCGTAGTATTCAATATCTACCTCTTGTTTTTCTGCAAACGCTTGTATATATTCGTTTTGCAATTCCAAAAATCTTTCTTTTAGTGTCATTTTTTTATTCTATAATAAAAAATTTCAACATTTTTTTTAGTTATATCATTTAATTCGTTTATTTCTTCTTTTGAATACCTTTCGTCTTCTATCATGTATATTTTTTCAAAAATACCTTTTTCTACTAATTTTTCGCCAGTTTCCGAATATCCGTATAAAACTGTAATTTGTTTTTTTTCAATTCGTTCCAAGTCGGGCAAAGAATTAAATAAATCATTTAGCTTTTTTTGTTCCGAAGTTAAAATCTTTGTTAATTTTTCAATTTTAGTTTCGCAAAGTAGTATTTCTTCGTCTGTATTTAATACTTTTATTGGAATATCATTTGCGGCTGATGGAATATTTCTACCGACAAAATTTTCTAATTTTAACATTCTATCTTTTAAATTATCAATATCTACAAAATTTTCAATACTGACATTTTTTAATTGTTGCAAAACTTTTTTCATATCTTTTTTCATATCTTTTGTGTTTAAAAAATCAGAGCCAGCCGAAGCCAGCTCTGCAAAATAATAAATTAAAAAATTAATCATGAACTAAAAAATCAAACGTATGGAAACAGAACAATTGAGAAATTTTGTAGCGGGGGCAGGACTTGGACCTGCGACCTGCGGATTATGAGTCCGCCGAGCTACCAACTGCTCCACCCCACATTTTATTTTGCAAATGTAAAAAACTTTTTTTATATAAAAAACTTTTTAGCATTTATTTTTCAATTATTTTTAATCTTCGATACCTGATTCGATTTCTATTTCTAACTCAGGGCAGTTTTCACGAATTATATAATAATAATCGCCTGCATCGCTACTTTCACATTGGTACATTTGTACTACATAAGATTTTAATTTCAATAAAAAATCATACTCTTTTTTGGTAATTTCAACTTTTTCTTCCATTTTAATAAACTTTTTTTAATTTGTGTTTTAATTTTTTCAAAGAATAAAACTTACGACACCCCTTTTTTATCAAATAATAACCTTTCACACCGTTGTTGTAAGTTCTATTTATTTTCTTCGCTTTCTATATTGCCATTTGCAACTAACCGACTTGGTAACATACTCTTTTCTATACAAAATTTTATCTACAATTTCGTAATCTTTAAATCCTATCAATATGTAAGTTACATACATATTTAATGCAATTAGGTGCGTATAATATATGTTATGCCTTGTCAAAACAAGATACTTCGTATAATTTATTCCCTTTATATTTTTGATAAAATAACATATTAGTATCGTTTAAAATACCTAATTTTTGCTTTTTTACCAAGTCTTTAAAAGTGTTTTCCATCTCTTCCTCGGTCGCATTTATAAATTGATTGTCGTAAAATGATAAATAACCATATGAATGTAAATAAATTTTTGGGTATATTTGATACCATTTTATATCTTTGTTTCTCAATTCAGATAAATACATTGCTGCTTGCTTTGCTAATTTTCTGTATTTTATTAGTAATCCACCCTTGCCTTGTGCGATAATACTAATTATACCAAATTCATAAGTAATTTCTTTTATTTTATTTTTCATTTTATTAACTAACTAATTGATAAAAAAGGCATAACATACAACACCCGACAATGCAGGGCTTTTGTGGTTTATTTATGCCTTTGAATAAAAAAATAACTTTTATTGCTAATTTTGAAACATTTGCATTTCAAATCCCTGCACTGCGGGTAGTTGTTTTTCGTTATCGGTTATTGAGAAAATCGAATAATTGACCTGCATTTGATAAAGGAATTTCTTTTTTATTTTCGTCAGTGGCTTTTAATCGCCAATTTTCTCTGCCAAAATCCAATTCCCACAAAAAATATTCAATCCAACTATGTGCATTTTTATCGTTAAATAACTCTTGCAAAATAGTGATTAAAGCATTTGTAACAAAATCGTTATCAGAAAGAAAATCTGTTGAACGCGAATTTGGAAAACATTTACTTATTTTTTCGGCAAAATCCATGTTTTTTTTATGTAATTTATCTATTGCATTTATTGCCTCGACAAATGTTTGTTTTTTTAAAATTGTTTTTTTCTTTGACATAATAAATTAATAATTAATAAATTGATAAAAAACCGCTAACATATAATATGCGATAATTGCGGGCTTTGGTGCAAATTTGATACTTGGTTACTATTTATATTCATTTGTGTTAATTGATACGTTTGTACTATTTAATCCCGCAACTACGTGTATTATTTGCCGTTATGCGTAATTAATACGCTTATTTTTCACAAAGATAAACCAATTATTTTTAATAAAAAATGATAAAAATCAGGTTTACAATTTTATTTTATCTTTTTTTTAATTTTCTTGTAAATTCACTTAAATATTTTACAGTCATTTCATTATCAATACTTTTTTTAATGTATTCAGCAAATAACATAGGGCTATTTTCTACCATTTGCGAAGTAAATCTAAAAAGTTTTATAAAATTAATCAAGTCGTTATATTTCAAACAATCGTTATAAAAACCTTTGCCTCGTGTGTGCCGTCCATCAGTCCACGTACCTCCTTCAATTTCAACAACTGCAACTACTTTGCCTTCCTTTTTAATTGCATAATCACAAACGAAACGATGCTTGTAATTTTTGTCTTTTAAAATTTCATTTACCATCATTTCTTTTGCGAAATCTATTTTTAAATATTGCATTGCAAATTCAAAACTTTTGTATATTTTCATTATTTTACTTTTTTTATTGGTTAAAATCATGAGGGCATAGCCAATTTTCATTATACATTTCAAAATAATCAGGAATTAAATCGGTGTTCAAATTTATTGTTAATCTTTGTAAATTCGTAACTGTCCATTTGTTATTTGTCGAATCTTCTGGTTCACCATGCACAATTATTTTTAAAACTGTAAAAATAACTTCAGGAAATTTTTGATAAAATTCACTAATATCTCCTTGAATTATTTTTCTAAATTTTACTTTGTCTCCGACTTTATAATTAAATTCTTTGGGATATATTCTAATATTTTCGTTTGTTTGCATAATTCTATTGTGTTTTTTAATTTAATTTTCGTTTTGAAACCTCAAATTTACTTTCGTAATGAACATCTGAATAAATCGGTTCACTTTTAAAATGTTTACCGCTCATATTTAAAAATATATCTCTCATTCCATCTAATAAAAAGTATTTGTCAATTATATGTAATTCAATTTCTTTGTGTGTTTTTATTGCTTGTTTTTTTAAAAACATAATTTCGTATGCTAATAAATTTCTATTAATAAATTCACTTTTGTTTTTAAATTCATTAAATATTTTATCAAAATCGGGTATTATTTTTGAATCTTGCTTATTAAATTCAATTGTTTTTTCAAAATAATACTTTGCAGTACTAAAATCTTTTAGTTCAAAATAATAAGTGCTTATTTTTTGAAATAGCTCTGCTGCTATATTGTTTAAATCTTCCATAATTCTATTGTATATTTTTAATTATTTTACTTTTTTCAATACTTTGTACTACTAAACATAAACGTTGTTTAAATATCAATAAATCTAATATTGTATTCTTCGCAAGTTTGAATAAAACCTTCCTTTGCGAAATCGGAATCGTTAAAAGAAATATTTAGATTAAAAAACCCATTTTTATAATTTAATTCTACCAACTTCGAACTTTCTGTATTTTTTATTGCTGCAAAACCAATTATTATTTTGCCTTGTTTTAGTAATTCGTATAATCTCTCGTAATCTGTACTTGTTTGATAACTTATTTCTCTATTTTTCATAATTAATTTTTAATTCGGTTAAAAACATTATTATATCTAATTTCATTATAAAATCATCTTTTGTAAACTTGATAAAACCATTTACAATTTCGTGAATTTCTAAATGTTTTTTTATTGTTTCGTTATATTTTTTTATATTATCTGGCATAATATCATTATCTAAGCCTTTATAAAAAATATCAAAAAAGATTTTATTTTTTTCAATATAAATTTTACTATTTATAAATATAACTTCAATATAATCACCGCAGCCGTCATCTTCGCTTAATTTAATTGGTATAAATGAACGATGTTTGTATAATAAATCTTTTACGTATTTCATACTTTTATAAATTTTAATTCGTTGTTTTCAAATGTTAATGTTTCTAATTTCTTAATCAAAATGTAATTTACAATGTAGTAATTTTTAAACAAATGCAAAAAGCTGGTGTCTATTCCATTTTTATATTTTTTTAATAATCGTTTTCCAAAAAATTTTAACCACAATTCAATTATTTTTTTATTGACTTTAAAAATATACTTTGCAATAAATATTTTTTCGTTTTTTATATTTTCTAAAATTTCATGTTGCAAATTACCTTCTTTAAAATCATATTTTAAATAGCTGATTGAATCTTGTTTAACCTCGTTAATATTGCATTTTATATAATATACTTCGCCGTAAATATGCTCGTAATATATGTAATTTTGTTTTTTCATTTTTGTAAACTTTTAATTAATATTTTTTTATGTAAGTAGTAAACCGCCTTTGTTACTTTATTTGTTACAACTTGCTATAATTCAATTCGTTTTTTAAGTAAGTAGTAAACCGCATCATGTTAAAATGGAATATCTTCGTCTGGTATTGGTTCGTAATCTCCAAAATCTTTATTAGATTTTATGCCAGAATTATTATTATAAATTTCTTTTATTAATAAATTATTATACGTAAATTCAAATTTAATAGGTTCATCTAATTGATTAACATCGTTTATAATTGGAGTATATCTACCGTTTTTTATATTCCATTTAAAAAAACACTCGGCTCCGTTCGTTCCTAAATTTTGAAATTTGCATTTTAAAACTTTTATTTTAACATATTCACGTTCAAAATTCCTTTCAACAAGTAAACCATGATGAGCCATGTCATAAAACTCGCCACCACCCTTAATATCATACATATCAATACTTTTGTCTTTGTCAAATTTATTATTTTGCTTTGTTGGATGTGCTACTAAAATGCAAAGTAAATCGTTTTTTCTACAAAAGTCTTCGACTTCAATTAAATAATCATTTGTATATTCGTTTACATTTTTACTTAGGGATTCTTTTAATCTAATTTTATTGTAAGGGTCTAAAACAAAATACTTTATTCCTTTCCTTTGTACTAATTCCTTGACTTTTAAAAGTACTTTTTTCAAATTGTAACCATCTTCGTAATGAATAAAATTAAAATAGTCATTTACGTGTGTTTCAGTTATTAACCAACTTTCACCTTTTAAATCAAATTCATTTTTTGGAATAAAGCCTGCTATTTTTCTACAAAGTTTATCAATATGCAAATATTTAGGTTCATTCTCAGGACTACAAAATACTCCTTTCCAATTATAATTAATTGAATATCCGATGACCATCTGGTCTACGAAGTCCGACTTTCCATGCGTTGGTACACCAGTAATCACAATGTATTGCTTTGTGTACGTGCTAAATATATTGTCAAAATTAGGTAAACCAATTGTAAATCCTTTTTTAGCTCCATTTAAATAATATTCGTATAATTCATTTTTGCAATCATTATACGTTAAGTTATTTTCAAGTGGAACGATTTTAGCATTGTCAATTGTTTGTCTTAAAGCCTCTTTACCGTATTTAATTAAATATTCATTTGCATCTTTGCAATCTTTATAATCGACTAAATAACATTTTTCAGCTCCGAGTCTTCTGATTAATTCTTTTGTTACATTTTGTCCAGCTTCGTCATTATCAAGTGCTAAGTAAATTTTATCTTTGTTTTCAAAGTAATCAAAATAATTATCTAAATAATCTAAATTAACTCCTTTCAAAGTAGAACCGTTTGGAGTAGATACTGTTTGTAACAGTCCCGATTCTATATAACTTAAGCAGTCAATTTCGCCTTCCACAATTATACAATCTTTTGAAAGTTTTATGTTATCTAAATTGTAAAATATTTTTTCTGCATCCGATACCAATTTAAAATCTTTGTTTTTTGTGCGAAATTTTATATTTATTAAATTTTTTTCTAAAAAGTAATTAAATTGAATTGTATGTACGTTTTTTTTGTATTGCGGCATCCATTCGACACCTTCCGATACTTTCATTAACTTTAAAACAAACTGCGAAATTTTGCGGTTTTCAAACCATTTTACAATATTTTCATTTAGGTTTGTTTTGTTATGCCATTCAGGTTTTTTATAAATTTTCGTTTCTTTACTTTTTTTTGATTTGAACGTGTGCAATTGAATAACCTCTCCGCAATGTTGGCAAGTACCTAAACCTCTCTCCCAGTCAACCATTAAACATTTTTCTTTTTGATTGTGTGGTTTACGGTCTTTACTACAAATCGGGCAAGTTGAAGTTTTGCAATTTTCAATTAATTCATATTGATTAAATTTTTCAATTTCAAAACCATTTATTTTTGTTGTCATTCTACCTCTTCCCTCCATTCAAAACTAAAATATTCAATTTGATTTATGCCGTCTTCGTTTTTATAAAATTCATTCCATTTTTCCATTGTTACAAAACATTTATTTTTTTCAACTTGGTAAAAAAAGTTATATTTTACATAAAGTTTTTTAACTAATTTTTTTGGCTGTTCAAAAGTCATCGAATTATAATCAGGAATATTGTTTAAAAATGTTGCAAAATTTTTCATATAAGTTTTATTTTTTTTGCAATCTGAAATATAAGTTTCAAAAATAGATTTTAATTTGTTAAATTCATATTTTTTCAATAATAATTTAATTTTATCTTTATTTTTTAAACTTTTATTTGTGGACGTATTTTTTACAAAACAAGCATTCGGATAAATGGAATATAAAAAATCTACATTTTTGATAAAAGAATCATTTTCATTTTCATTTTCATTTTCATTTCTCATTAGACATTCTTCATTTTCATTGCCTTCTGTTTTGCTTTCGGTTTGCTTATTTTTAGCTTCTGTTTTGCTTCTGTTTTGTTTATCTTTTGTTATACAACCATTTTTATATTTTGCTTGATTTGCAACAAGTTGCGGTTTTATTAAAGTAAAAATAGTTTTTGCAATACCATTTAATTCAATTTCATTAAAATTTAATGAAAATTCAAATATTGCATTGTAAACGTCAGCTTGTGCGGTCTTCGGAAGCTCTCTGATGGCTTCGTAAAAGCTACGGTAAAATATTGTCGAGTCTCTTTGCATTTTTTTGAATGTTTTTTTTGTTAATAAATGTATTTTGTATTTCATTCGGATAGTGCAAATAAAATAAATTCAAAGGAGATGTTTGTTGTAAAAACATTAAAAAAGACTCAAAAAATTCATATTCATAAATACGGTTTATGTATTCAAAACATTCTTTTTTTAACAATTCTAATTTAGAATGACAGTTTTTACAAAGTGTTACTAACTTGTCATCGGGTACTTTTGTTAAATCTTTTGTATATACTAAGTGATGGACTTGCAGTTGTTTATTCTCGCCACAATTTTGGCAAATTGAATCCCTTTCAATTATTCTTTGCCTTTGAACTCGCCATTCAGGACTTTTTATAAAATCTTGATAATTCATAACTTATTTAAAATAAAAAAGACTTTATACTTCGGCAGTGGTAGATGCCTCAGTATAAAGTCTAATTATGTAAAAATATCTTTTATTGCAAAGCTACCACACATTTGCAATTCGTAAAATTCAATTATTGTACAAAGATAATAAACTTTTTTGATTTGCAAATATTTTATAGTTTATTTTCTTTTTATTTCAAATAATTTTTCAATAATCTTAATATCAACGCCTTTATTAAATAATTCTGTAATAATTTCAAAATTATTTTCAACTGGAATTTCTTTTTTAACCTCTTGTATTTTAATTACTTCAACTTCTTTTATTTCATATTGTTTTTTATCTTTTATCTTTACGCCCATCACCGAACGTCCCTTTGCTATGCCATTAATTATCATTTCTTTTACGAAATTTTTTGTTATAGGAAATTTAGAAATATTAAAAATGTAGCCGTAATCAATAAAATCAACAAATCTTTTTTCTATTAAATATTTATTTTTCATTTCTTGGAAAAAATAATATGAATAAATTATGCCCATTTTTTTGAATTCTGGCACACAATTAGAAATTTTGAAATTTAAACTTCTTAATCTCTCTACATATTCGTTAATTTTATTTGTTATTACATTATATTGGCTTTCAGTGTAGTCAATAGCTTTGTTACTATATCTTGGTGTAGTTTGTTTTTTTTGTTGCAAATAGTTAAAATTAACTTCTTTTTGCAGTTTATAAATATTATCAATATAAACGGGTTTGTTTTTACAAAATTTAATATTAATACCTTCTTGAATTATTATTTCTTCTTTAATTAACAATTCTACAAATAACTGCGTATGTTCCACGCCCATTCCGTATAATCTATCTTTAAACCACTTTAATTCTGCAAAATTGGATGCTAAATTAATTCTTAATTTATTGAAATTTTGCGTCAACGACTTTATTTTTTCTGGGTATTCCATAACTAATAAAATAAAAAAGACTTTACACTTTGGGGTCGGAGTCCCGCAGTGCAAAGTCTTAGTATGTAAATATTATAATTTTTTATATGTTTGTTAAGCTCCGACCCTCAACAAACATTCGTATAATTTCGTAATTTCAAAAAAGAATAAACACCCTCGCTTGAGTGTTTATTCCAATGAAAAATTCCAATGCAAAGGTAAAAAACTTTTTTGAATAAAAAAATTTAATTGGTTAAAAATTCCATAACTTTTTTATTCTTAAAATAAATTTACCTAATTTAGTATTTACTTCGGAATAACTTTTGCCATTCCATTTCAAAACATACCCTTGCCAAATTTCACGTTTTAAATTACAAAATTTGCAACAAAATACTCGTCCCTTGTTAAAAGGTATAGAATAATTTTTTGTTTCAATATCAAACATAAAAAGCGGCAGTTTTATTTTACATTTAAAACATTTTTTCATTTGCGAAAAAATTAAAAAGTTCGAAAATTAAGTTTAAATCGGGATTTCTCCAGCCACTTGAAACGTAACTGTGTGGATTATTGTAATGATAATCGTTTAATTCAATATGTTTTTCAATAGTTTTTTTACTAAAAAAACAATTATCGTATTTTTGAATAATCTGAATACTAATACGTTTAAAATCGTTATCTTCGAGCCATTCTTCTGGGCATTCGTTTTCGCGTAGTTCAATTTCGTTCTCTTCTAAATATTTTAAAATAGTATCTTCATCGTCTTCAATTTCTTCCCCATCGCTATTAACCCAAATTATCTTATCTCCATAACCATCTGCACTTGTTAATTTTTGGTCTGTTTGTATTTGAAAAAAATATGGCTCAGACGTATGCCTATTATTTTGTGTTTTAACTTCTTTTGCGAGCTTTACAATCCTTTCGTAAAGCTTGTCTGGAATTTCTATTTGCATAATTTTTATTTTAATACTTAATTTATAATACATTAAATGCATTTTTAATGCATTTAGTGTCGGGTAAAACTTGTTAGCGGTTATTGCATAAATGACAAATTGCACCATTTTACAAAAATATCCGCCTCATAATCTGATACTTCTATTAGATTTTCAAAATATCCCCTAAATTCATCATCGCCACCGTAGCACAAACAATTTTTATCTACATAAAATTTTTTGCTTACATTGTGCTGATAAAGAATTGAATAATATCTATCATAACGTCTATCAGACGTAATCACACTTGCGATTTGAGTTAATGGAATAAATGATTTTAATATTTCTTTTACTTTATTCATATCATAATCATTAATTTCAAGGAGTTCAAATTCATATTCATCAGTAAATTGCAATCCAAAAGGATTTTTATATACTAACTTTTCGTGCAACTTTTTTAACTCATCAATTTCAGATACAAAATCGATAACATACGGTATAATGTCCATGCTGTTTTTTGTGCTATTTTGATACATTTATGCTAAAAATTACTTTTGTACTATTTACTACTTTTGTGCTGATAATCGGCAACTTCGCCTGTGCCTTTAACGTTAGGTGCAACCGAAACAAACCGATTGCACCTTATAATGATTAAGCAATTTCGTCACGATAATCGACTAATCCTGTTTTGACTTTAAATTTATCGCCAAAAATTTCTTGCATATCCTTAATTTCATCCGCATAAGTTTCTTTTAAATTTTCAACTAATGTTTTAAAATCAATTTCAGATACGTCAATTTCAGATACGTCAAATTCAAATTCTTCGTCAAAATCCGCAAAATCAATTCCAATTTTTTTATTTTCATCTTTGTCAAAAGGCAATAAAATAGGCATACTTTCTAAACCTTCGGCCGAAACAAAGTTTTCAAAAAAAAAGTGTTTAAATTTTGGTTGGTCATCAATATCACAACTAAAATTGTTATGAAATTCCAAATCATCTAATTTTTTTCTGAATTGTTTATTTGGCATATCTATTTTAAAATATGCACCAACAAATTTTCTAATAATACTACGTCCCATTTTGATAATTTTTAGATATTAAAACTATGATAATTAAATAAATGCACCTAACATATTATAGCCGATTATTGGCTGTTTTGGTGCGAACTTTAAACTTTTTTACTATTTAGAACTTTTTTACTAAATTTATGCGAAAGTGCTATTTAATCAGCAACATACGCATATTATTTTCCGTTAGGCACAACAAAAAGATGTACCATATTTATCGTCCAGCGATTGATATTTGGATAAAAGATTAATGAAATTGTAATATTTTGCAGATGAGCAAATATCCATTAATCCATTCATTAAATAAGTATCTACACTTATTTTATTAATACCAACGTCTATGTTTTGAATAATTCTTTTTAATTCTCTATCAAATAAAAACATATACGAGCTTTCAGGCATTCTAATAAATTCCGAATTTTCATATTTATCAAATAGATTATTTTCTAAAATATCTGATAAATCAGACCTATTAGCTTGAATTATTGAATTAACCTGACCAATTAATTTGCAGTTTTCAATTATTTCTTTTTGGCATGAATGCCCCCAACAATTACTACAACCCTCTTTGTAAGGTTTGTTTGTGCGAAAATGCCATTCAAAAGGGTATCTAATTTCTAAAATGTAACCTTTTGGAATTGATTTTTCAACAGGATTTTTAAAGTCGTCATGTTTACCACTATCTTTAAAATTATCTGTTATTACTTTATATAAATATCCTACTTTTACCATGATAAAAAATAATGTGTCTAACATATTATAGCCGATTATTGGCTTGTATTTGTGCTATTTATATGCTTGGCTTGTTAATAATTTACTTTTGTGCCGTTGTTAATCATTTGTGCATCAAGCCAACAACGGCTATTATTTTTCGTTATGCCTTATAAATAGGTAATTCGCACCATGCCACTACATCGCTTATTTCTAATACTCCGTTCCTTGATAGCAGATAGAATCCCTCATAATTCGAAGTCATATCTTTTGTGGAGTAAAAACCAACATTGCAATATTTACTATTTGTAAATGCTAAAATAACAGTACGATTATTTTCTGGGTACTCGCCTTTTGCAGGATGTTTCCAAATCTTTTTTGTTGCAATTTCAACCGCATCTTCTAAATCAACAACTTTTAAAATACCTTCCCCTGATGGATTTTTAATTTTAAAATAATTTTTTACTAATTCTTTTTCTACGTCCATTTTTTATAATTTAAATTTCTACAAAAGTAAAAAAAGTTTTTTACATAACAAACTTTTTTTACTTTATTTTTTAAAATATTTTTTGTTCACAATAGCCCGCCTTTTTTTTGCAAGCTCTACCTTTATAAAATGCAGAATAAAAAGCCCATTTGTCTTTTGTGTAAGGATTCTGAGTGTTAAAATCTGCCACAAAACCTTTCTTAAATGCACCCTTTTGTGCGGGTCCTACTATCTTCGCAAGCTCACAATTATAAATTTTGCTTGCTTTTACTTCTTCCTCGCTTAATTCTGGCGTAAATTCTTTTAATTTTTTTTTCTCAAAATTTAGTTTCATAGCTTATAAATAAATGAATAGTAACCAAAAGAATGTATAAACCGCAAAAAAGAAAATAATCAATGCAATTGCGGTTAAAAATAATGTTTTTTTCATAATTATCTAATTAAAATGTTAATAACTAAGCCGCAAATAACTACTATAATTGTAATTACGGCACTTAAAATTTCGTAAAAATATGTTTTTTTCATACTAAATTTATTTTTAATTCAGTGAAATTATTTGCGAAATAAAATACATTTTGCAATTCGTGCAGATATTTTAGTTGTGTTTTGCTGCTTTTAAATGTGTTATTTGTGTACTTTACGCCAAAATAATTATTGCTGGCAATCCAAAATGCAAATTGACCTTCGTACAATTTTTCAAAACCACACCAATTAATCAAAATTTCTTCAGTTAATTCTATGCCATCTATATTCTCAATATATTGATACTCCCATTTGTCGTCTTTTTCACAATACAAATCAATATCATCGTAATTTATAGTTTTAACCGTCAGTATAAGGTCTTCTCTGTTATTTTTTACAAAATTGCCAATTCTTAAATCTTTTGTTTCCATTAATCTTTTATTTTAAATATGTTTTTTAACATTTCTAACGTGATATCAATTTCCGATATTCGAATAAACTTTATTTCGAAGCCAGACCCTGCGTATTTTTTCTTAATTTGTTTTTTTGCGGCATCTTCGCACTCCGCGTATAATTCAGTACTAAAATTATGCTCTGAATTAATTATATAAACTATTTTGTATTTTTTCATAACTTTATAACTTCGTAAATCTTTTTTAATTTTTCAATACTTAAATGTACATCGGGAAATGCCCTACCTAATTGCCAAAAAAAGTAACACAGCTCGCTTTCTAATTGATTTTTACTTTTATTGTTAATTATATCTTTTTTAGTTAAATATAATTGCAAACCGATTTCATTATTTTTTGTAACTTGTTTTAAATTACTAATATAGAATTTTTCTTTTGGAAATTCTTTTACTTTGAAATATTTATTTTTAATTTCGCAAACGGTTACTTCCTTAATTTTGCCTTCTGAATTACAAATTTGATAACACAATATTTGATTAATTTGTAGTTTTTTACTTGTTATCTTTTGCATAATCACCGTATTTTTTTAACTTTCCATTTACTTTTGTGTAAGCAGTCCTTCCGAACTGAGACCCATCCAGCCAATCTATTTTGTGTACTTTTTTTGACTTGGCAATCAGTTCGATATCTTCGAACATTTCTTTGTCTTTTAAATTTTCGTATGTTTCAAAATCCATTTCTTCGGAATAATCTTCTTCGAACTCATCTCTGTCAATATAATCAAATGACGTATAAACAAGTAAGCCATCATTATTTTTTTCGTACTCATCTAAAAAATTAAGATAGTTTTCAAAGTCATCTATATTTAATTTTTTTTTGGAATAAATTTGTATTCGCATTTAAAATAACTTTATTTGATTATTGACTGTTTTAATTTCGTTTTTTCTTCGCAAATTTACTTCGTGGAACGTTTCAATTTGTTTTTTAAAGTATTCGTACATTTCAAAATGCTTTTCTTTTAAATCGCTTGTTTCAAAATGTAATTTTAGCACATTAATAACTTCTGGGTCGTCTATTTTTTGCATAATCGCCGTATTTTTTTTACTTAATAACTTTTAATCGACAACTGGGTTGCCGCCCCATATTTCAAACTCATCTTTAAATAATTTCATATCAACAAGCAATAATTCTTGTAACTGTTCAAATGTGCCTTCAAACACACATAAAGTTTCGTTTAACCCATCTTCGTTTGGGTAAAATAAACTAAAATAGTCTTCGCAAAAGTCTATATTTTTAGCAATTACAATACTAAAATCTTTTATAATTTTATCTTCGTCTATTTCTTCTTCCATTTTTTTATTGATTAAATAAATTTCTACTTTCCGAATGGATAGTTTTTAAATCTTTTTTTTCAATTTCGTAATTTACTACTAAAATTTCATTTCTACGGTCTTTTAAGTTTTGCCTTTCGCAAATGTAGTGAACATTTAAGTTATATTTTTTCGCCTGTTCCAAAATAAATGGGTGGTCGAACTCCGAAATTGCAAAATTCCAACCTGCCTCGACGTTTAATCTAACTAAATCGGCTGCATCCTGCTCAGTCCACGTGCAATTATATTGCTTTGTTGATGTTCCTAAATAAGGTGGGTCGTTATACATAAATATTCTATTTAATTCACGAGCCATCCCCTCATCTTTACGAATTGGTAAATTTTTATAAAATTTTCTAAAATCTTTGCAGTTAAAATCAAAACTATCATCTTTAATGATATTATAAATTTTTATGATATTTTCTTTTAAAATCTTTTTATCATTGCCAAAGCCAAAATTCAACGTCTCGCCCATTCCTAAGTAGGTACACGCATTTAAAAATAGCCATTTAGCCGTACTTCGCAAACTGTTTTTAGGATATTGTTTTTTTCTTAATACTTTTATGAAATAATCATGTTTTATGATACTTGAAATTAAATCTACCAACTTATCAGCATGATTTTTTATATGCAAAAAAGCATAATAAACATTTAAATTACTATCATTTATATAATTGTATTGTACAGGTGGTTTACTTAAAAAAACACTACCTCCGCCGCAAAATGCCTCACCGTATAAATCATGCGGGGGAAAGTAGCTAAATAAATCATAATCTTTTATTAATGTAGCTTTGCCTCCCACGTACCTAAGTTTATTTATTTCCATACCAAAAAAATAATTAGCACTATTATAACTACTACTAACGCCCAGATAAATTTATTTTTTCTACGGTTAGTTTTGTGTAAATCAAATACTTGGTTTTTAATTAACCGTTTGTTTAAAATATCGGATGCCTCTTGTTTATTCATAATGTTTATATTTTATTTTAAAATTTTCTAACTTTTCTACTTTGTTTTTTAACGTGTTTTTCGCACTTTCTACGTTATAATATAATTCTTTGTAGATATATTCTACTGCCTCTTTTTCGGTGCTAAAAAATGCGTCCCAAGTTGTTTTTTTGTTATTTCGAACTTCCATTCCTGTTTTATTTAAAGTAAAATAACAACTTTCAGTTTCCCTCGTATATTCTATTGGAATAACCTCGCTATCTTTTGCCAAAAATCCTTTCATAAAATCTATTTTTTTAAAAGTTTAATTAATGTTTCGTTTTTAACCACATGACTCGCATTTTTCAAGTTTGTGAGCCATTGTTTATGCCTTTCGCCGCACATTTTCGCGATTTCTGTTTGAGAGTCTTTGCTTTTATTTATAATTTCTAAAAACTTTTTATAGTTTTTGGAATAGATAAACATTAATTGTTTGCGAATTTTCACATGGTTGTCGTCTAATCTTACAATGCTCTTCTCTACTTCTACTGGACTATACCAATTTAGCCCTATCAAGTCCCAACCTAACTTAGTTAAAACAGTTATTACATCTTCGCTATTCCTAATTCTTGAAATTAAGGTTGTTGCGTTTAAATCAATTTTATATCCCATTTTTTTGTAATTTTTTACAAAGATAAAAAAATATTTTAAGTAAAAAAACTTTTTTACATTAAATTGAAAAAATTTTTTAAAAAGTTAGATACTACAATATTTGAATCGTTAAAATACAAACTACTAACTTCTCCTTCGATAATTCTTTGGTGTATTTCAGTCTCTTCGCATCCATTTGTAATTGCCAACTTTTTTATATTTTCTGAATAAACTTTATTTAAGTAAATCAGTTTATTGCCCGAAATTTGAAAAATATAATTTGGTTTTGCCATGATTTTTAAGATTTTAAGATTATTACTATTTTGCACCTTTACAGGAATAGAACCTGCAAGTTTGCCAATAAGGTTGTTATGTTAAATCAATTAAGCCCATTAATCTGCCTTCTTTGCCAGCAAAATCAGCTATCGTATCTGTTGCAAACCCTGTAATTTCTTTTGGAATGCGAATTGAAAATTGACTAATTTTGCCTGTACAATTATCAAAACACAAACGAACTACATTAAATATTGTATTTTCTGCATAGCCATATTTTTTTACAAAATTACCTGAGGCTTTACCAATTATTTGAACTTTTAAAGTATCTATCATGATTTCTATTTTTAAGATTATTTATTTTTAACGTTACAAAGATAGATAAAATAAAATTAGTAAACAAATATTTTTACATTTATTTTCAAATTATTTTCAAATTATTTTTCGCAAAAAAATAACGTATTAGTTTTTAATACGTTATCTAAATGTTAAAAGTGTTTTTTATTCAAAACAAATACTAATATCTGATTCTTTTACCTTTTTAACTGATTTCGTTTCCAAATCATAAATTTCAATTTTAATTCCATTAATGTCTGATATTCTGTAAATTCGTTTATTATACCAAACATAATCATTAACTTCATATTCTCCCTCACTTATTACCTTAAAATAGTCATCTTCTCCCATAAATTCATCAAGCGTTTGAATAACATCGTCAATAGCAATCGCCTTATAAGTAATCTCATGACCTAATTTGTGCTTGGAAGTATGCATAGACGTAAATGCACTAAGCCTGTCCATAAAATCAAATCTACTTAAATTCATTATACTCATTTTCATAATTATATATATTAGTTTTTAATACGTTATAAAGTTGTAATTTTTTAGAATTTCATAAATTTTAAAATATATGCAATAATATCAATGGTCATTCCATTGCCGAGCATCCTTCTTCTTTGTGTTTCACATACAAAATTTGTATAATTATCCTGTACTGTTTGTAAACGTTCAATTTCAATAGTTGTTAATTTTCTTAATTTATTATTTTGATAAATAAAATTCGAAGTTCGAACAAGTCCTTCATTTTTAACAATACAAAAAGATTTTTGATTTAATTCTTTTGGTTTCACACTTTTACAATAAATGTTTGTTTCTAATTTTAAATAACTTAGCATTTTTTTAGACAAAAAATATTTTTTATCAACTTCGCAAGCTGGTTGTATAATATCTTTTAAAAGCAAATTCTTATCTTTTGGCTGTGGAATATTGCAAACATTTAAACCAAATAAATCTTTACTATTCATTATATTAGTCCAATAATTACGCTCTCTATTTTGAGCCGATAGCAAACTACTATTAATTAAAATCGGCTCTACATTCAAATATCTGCTAATAATAACCTCATGCTCTTTTTTCATTTTTACGTTTTCTAATAAAAAATATTTTGGCTTAATTTCGTTTAAAATACGTACAAAATCAAAAAACAACTTACTTTCGTGGTGTTCAAAATTTAATTGATTACCAATAAAACTGAATCCTTGACAAGGACTTCCACCAATTAATAAATCAATTTTAGGTAAACTTTTTAAATCAATTTTAGTAACGTCCCCTAATTGAATAGTATTTGTAAAATTAGATTGTGTTACTTTTATGCAATATTTATCAATTTCGGATGCGAAATAATTATTTATTTTAAAGCCGGCTTTATTAATTGCTAATTGTCCGCAGCTCATACCATCGAATAAACTTAGTACATTCATAAACCTAAAATTTTATTTATTTCTTTTATTTTTAAAATATCTATTTGATTTTTTCGCAAATGATTTATAATTTCGCTTTGTAATTCGTATCTTTTTTGAAAAATATTATTTGAAATTTCTTTTGGTTCTAAAATTCTCCAACCTTTATTATTACTTAATTCTTTTTTATCAAATTGCAAATTATTATAATAAACGGTTATCTTTTTTTTACCAACGCTTTTTATAATAGTTTCAAATATTACTTCCTTACTATCTATTATTAAAATTGTTTCGCTTTTTTTCATATCTAAAATATTTTTTCAATTCCATCTTTTTTATGTAGCTCGCTCCATTTTTCGTCATCAAAAAGCGGTTCCCATTCCTGCATTTTTTCAATAAAATCTTCGCATTTAGCTGGTGCAAATTCCAAAACAATATTAGCCAATTTCACGTTATTTGCCGCTTTTTTCAGAAATAAATACTTTTTATCAATATTACAAAAGATTGTTTCAAAACCGTTAATTTCACTATTTATTTTATTTTTACACCCGAAACATTTTACAAAATTTGCGGGATTGTACCTGCAATAAAGCTCGTGCAGTTCCATTGCTTTTTTTTGTTTTAGCATTTTTTTGCAAAAATCACATTTTTGTACGATTAATTCTATCATTTTATTAATTCGTTATCAATTTTTTTAATTTCTTTTGCCTTACCTTTTTTTAATTCTTTAAAATAGTTTTTAACTCTCGCTTGAGAGCATTTTAGCACCCACACAAACGGATTACCTAAAATAGAATTTCTTTGCATTCGTTCAATAAAATATTCGTAAACTTCGCCCTTTACTAAATTAAAATGACTAATTCGTATTTTATCAGCTATTTGTACCCACAATTTATCAAAGTCTCTTGTTAATAAAGCATCTTTTATACGTTCATCTGTTGCTAAAATTAAAGCTGATTCAATATCGTAATTTAACTGCGGTCTCCCTCCAATATTTGTTTTTCTAATTTGTCTTAATTCGTAAAATTGTTTTTTAGAAATCCAAAATATATTATCAATTTCACAATTTAAAGGATTGTCGTCTTTAAAACATATATTTGTATAGTTATGTTTATTATCAATTAAATGCTCGGATATTAACGTTGCTAATCCAACCTTTTTTTTATCAATAGTAACCTGCAACTGTGGTCGTCCATTTTTTGCAATTTTTTTAAATGGAACAATTTTTTTATAAATTGTTCCATTTTTAGAAATTACATAATTTTCATTAATTTTTTTCATAAATCAATAGAATACATTATTTTTTCACAAAAATAAAAATTTCAAAAAGTTTTATACTGTTTTCTATTTTTTTAATCATAACACATACTTTTTAATCATTTCTTTTGCCCTATCGCCGTAATAAACAAGTGTTTTACCGTTACTTAACGTAAATGTAACCGTAATTTTATCTCCGCTTTTTACTATCTTGTAATTTTTCATTTTTTATAATTTTACCTAATTTTAAAATAAAATATTTTTTGCCAACTATTGCTCCCCACTCTTCTCTACCCGGTCCAATTTCAATTTCTAATAATTCAATTTCAAATTGCGGTCTATTTTTAGCATAACCGTTTGAAAAAATGATTGAACTATACTTTTTTAATTCCAAAATTTCAAGTCTATCGTATTCCAACTCTCTAATAAAATCGTTATTACCCCATGTTTTGAAATTAGTTTTATCAATAAATAGATTAATAAAATAAGTCGAAATTGCTCTGTATTCTTCTGATTTTATGCCGTTTAAAATCATTTCAAACCATTTCTTTTTTAAATTTAAATGTAGTGTTTTCATATTTTTTTAACATTTACACCATTTTATTATTTCTACAATTTCAATTTTATAATCGTTTTCTAAATAGATTATTTTAGTTTTTAACCAATTTAAATCGTTAGTTTCGTTTACAATACAAGCGGCTATGGCATCGCCGCATACTTTACATTTTACAATTTCTTTTTTCATAACTTATTTAAAATTACACAATATTTTTTAACTTCTTCTACTTTTGCAATCTTTGATTCCCCCGCAAAAATTAATGTAGCATCAATTTTTTTAGCTTCTTCGATTGTAAACCAGTCAATTTCGTAATCGTTACTTTTTTCTATTTCTTCGCTATACCATTCAGTATCACTTATTGAATGCCTTAAAAAGTACGGTATTTTATCAAAATAAAGAATTTTTATAATTAATTCAAATAAATTTTCTATATCTTTTGCAATTTCAAATTTTGCGAAGTCATTTTTCGCAAATAGTTTGTTATGTTCAATTATAACTACATACGTGCAGCCACTATTAATTGCACGTATTTTGTCTCCCTTTTTAAATTTGGTTTTTGCCATGATTTTCGCATATTTTGTTATAAAATAAAACAATTTTTTCTAAACTTTCAGGCAAAATAGTAGATATTTGCGAAATTAAATATTTATCTTTGTACGCTTTTTTTAATACAAAACCTATTGACAAATATGTATTTAAATCTTTAAAATCAATTAAAATATATTTTTTAATTGCAATTTCTGCACGATTACTATCAATATTCCACAAAACACTGCAAATCAATTTAATATATTTACTTTTATTGATTATTTTTTTACCAATTATTCTTTTTTTATACATGATTAATAATTTCGTTTTTAGCTAATCTTTTCGCAAGTTTATCAATGTTCATTTGCATAATAACATTTAAATCAAAACCGCAAACATCTAATAAGTTGTAATATAATTGAATAAAATTAAGTAATTCGTTTTTTATGTTTGCGAACATCTTTTGAAATTCTTTATTTCGCAATTCAAAATCTTCGCCATTTTTAACATCTAAAATGCAAATATGTAGATTATTATCAATAAAAGTAACTACATTTTTGCGAACCGCTTTTGCAATAATTCCATTTATTCTTTGCATTGATTCAAAAATATTTCTGAAACAAGACTCCTTACTAACAAAGATAAACGGCTTAGGTTGCGGTATTTGTATTTGCATAAAATCAAATAAAACAACACTTTGCCACAAAATATCACCGCATTCGTCTGCTAAAATATCATCTATCATGTTTGAAACTTCCGAAGCCTTGCCGACTTCGGATTGTAAGTTAAAAAATAAGTATGCAAAATTGTTGCAACTTGAATACATTGTACTTTTATCTCTTTTTAAATATTCACTTAATTCCATAATTTTTTAATCTAAGTTTAGATAAAATTTTAATTCTAATCTTTTTACTCGCCTTTTAGTAGCTCTTCTGCAAATATGCAAAATTGTTTTGTTTCGCATACTTTTGCCGTTGAGCTTTGCTTTACCGTAACCGTAAGTATAATAATCGGTTATATTCTTAATTCTTTTTCTAATACTATTTTTAAATTCAGCTGTTTTCATATTTGCAAAATTAAATAATTAGATTTTAATTTATACTGACATTAGTCATCTTTTTCATAAAATTACTAACTAAATTCATAAAATTAGTTAATTTGCCTTTTGCTGTTGCAATTAACGAGCATTGAATAATTTTAAAAATATCTTCCTTTGAATCCTCAAAACTAAGTATATCAGCCTCTTTTAAACTATTTATTTCTTTTACATAGTTTTCAAAATGTTTTTTAGCAATATTAATTTGTAATTTTTCTTTAAACTTTGCACTATTACTTAGCCTGTTCAATAAATCATTTTGTAAATCAAACATTAAAAATATTAAATTTATAAAATAGATTTTTTCTTTTTCGTTTATTTCTTTTTGTGTCATTTTTTATGATTTTAATTAATTTTTATACTTTTATCTTTTGGCAAAATACCAACTTTTGAAACATTTTTGTTTGTTGTATATTATCTAATCTTTTTTTCGCTATTTCTACGTACTTAGGATTGGTTTCAAAACCTATGTAATTTCTATTTTCTTTTTTTGCCATTGCAACTTCAGTTCCACTACCTACAAACGGCACTAAAATTAAATCATTTTCGCGACTGCACGTTAAAATCAAAGCTCTTGTTAATGTTTCAGGTTTTTTTGTATCATGTTCGTAATTTTTTGTTATATGAGTCTCTTGCGAAAAAACCAAAACATCGGTATATTTTTTGTAATTATCAAACCATCTTCTATGTTTTGTTTCAAATTCTTTTTTGATTGTTTCAAATTCTTTAAATATACCTAAATTTTGTAATTTAATTACATTATCATCGC